GACCAGTGGCAGACTACGACGCAGCTTGCCGCCAAGACTGGCCTAAACGCAGAACAGGCCCGCCGCGCGCTTCTCTCTATCACAAACTGCGGTGATGCCTCACGCGATTACGTCGATCAAAAGCAAGGCGGCAAAAAGGCAATCTGGCGCAAAGCCGGTGCGGAAAGGCGCAGGGAGATGAAAACGGCGGTTGAACAGCTTCTAAGCATCCTGGACGGCGGCGAATGGCTGACGCTCCGCCAGATCGCAGACAAAATCGAGACGTGGAGCGACAAGCGCCTGCAATCGCAGCTATCCACGCAGGTTTCAATCGGTGTGCTTCAAAAGCGCCTTGAGGTGATCGGTGGCCGGAAGAAGACACAGTGGCGGCGCAAGGAGGGCGGGGAATGAGCGCCCGCGAGACCATCGACCGTATGCAGGCCACCATTGACGCACAGCGCGCCAAGATCGCCCGCATGGAAGCCGGACGCCACAAGCAGGACAAGCGCGAGAACGCGGCGCTAGGCCGGATCGTGGAGTTGGAACAAGAGATTGCCGCGCTGAAAAAAATGCAGGCGGTACAAGATTAGCCCTTGCAATAGCGGGCCGCTGGCCCTATATTGAGTGCATAGGGCAATGAAGCCCGCCACAAGGAGAAAGACATGACCATTTACAAAAAGCCCTTGCCAAGCGCGCCCCTGAGATGAACGCGCTGCACATGGAAAACCCTCGCCTATATGTTCGGGTCCACGCTCAACGGTATGCCGAAAGAGTTTTTTGACGAGATCGCCAGCATCGCCCGTCAAATGGGGCCGGATCGGCTCAAGGCGATTCATGATGGTGAAGTTGTCAGTGCATGACTCCGATCAAATTCCTAGCAGCCCGCAAGACCCTCGGCCTCAGTCAGAACGATCTGGCTGGGGTCTGGGGCATGGGTGACAACGGTGGCCGCACAATCCGCCGTTGGGAAAACGGTGAACGCCCGCTCAACCCGGTGGCCGCGTTCGCTATTCAAGGCATGATCGACGCGCAGAAGTTGGAAGCCGCGCTTGACCGCAAGGTAGCCGAGTGCCTACGCTGGCAGCAGCAGGCCCGCCCGCTCCTGACGGAAGCCGAGGACGAATCCGGGACGAGCGCAATGGTGGAGCTTGAGAGAAGGGGGAATGTGTGGTGAACCAGCGGGCAAGCTACAAAATCGGGCAGGTGGTTCCATATCACAAGCCGCGCGGCGTTGTGTCTGACAGTCCATGCGCGCCACGCTGGAACGCGCTACGGGTGCCGCCGGGGCAAGAGGCCGCAAAGACGACCATGCTTCGCAGCGCAGGCGTTTTCGCCATGTTCCCCAAGGAAGAGCGGACGCGGTTCAAGAACGGCAAGAAAATCGTCACGGAACACGCCACAGTCACGCAGTTGATCTACGCCCGCTTTACCAAAGAACCACAGTGGGACGTGATGAAGGATCGACGCATCATCACAGGCGTGATCTGCCACAACGCCCGCCCGGTCAACATTCACCCGGATATCATCCGCCAGGTGCAGGGCCTGCCAACGGAGGCCGAACGCATTGCAGAGGCAAAGAGGCAAATGCAGGAAGCGCTGTATCGCGTCGAACCGGGTGACAAGGCGGAGATACTCGAAGGCCCGCTTGCCGGTCTGGTGGTCGAGATATCAGCCGTGCAGGGCAAGCGCATCTGGTGGATGCCGGTAGGTGGCGGGATCAAGGGCGAGGCCAGCCATGGCAGTCTGAGGCGCGTTGAACCCTAGCACTTTTCCCTTGCGGTGGGCTTGGTGGCCATGCTAAGAGTAAAGCACACTTCGGTTAGGTGTGAGAAGTCCTCCGGCCTTCGACCGGGCGACGACATTCAAGCCCCTTCAGCGTTGGCGCGCTGGGGGGGCTTTTTCTTGCTATTGCATATCATGCAACATTTGGTATCATGCGCCATAGGGTGAGGTACAGCCGACACAATAGCGGAGCGCCCCGTAATTCCCAAGCCACGCGCCCCCGGTAACGGAACTGAGGATCGGGCGCGGAAGAATGCTATTCAGCAACAGCACAGGAACGCCAGAGGGCGTTAAGCGTCATGCCAGCAGGACGGCCAAGCAAATATGACCCGGCCTTCATTGATGAAGTTTTGCCATTCATGTCGCAAGGCTACAGCACAACCGCGCTTGCTGGCCATCTTGGCGTTTCGCGTTCAACGCTCTACGATTGGATAGACGCACACCCGGAATTTCGGGACGCCGTAAAGGCTGGCGCGGCTGCTTCGGCCATATGGTGGGAAGATTGTTTGCGCGACAATGCGCAAAAAGGCGAGGGCAATGCAACGTCCGCAATCTTTGGCCTAAAGAACCGTGCGTCGGACGATTGGCGGGATCGGAAGGATGTTGATCTAACGTCCAGCGACGGCAGCATGACGCCGAAACCCGGTCTTGATGTGTCCAAGCTATCCGTTGAGGCCATGGCCGAAATCATGCGCGCATCAGATGCAACTAAATCAAGAGACGATTGATGCAATCGAGCGGGAATTGTGCGCAAAATCGTTTGCTCACTTCATTCAACGAGCTTGGCAGAGCATCATACCCGACAAGCTTCAGTGGAATTGGCACATGGATGCCATGGCCGAACACTTGCAAGCTTTGGCTACTGGCGGAATACCATCTAACCGCTTGCTGATTAACGTTCCTCCAGGTGCGTCAAAGTCCACAATTGTAGGGGTAATGTACTCCGCATGGTTATGGGGGCCGCGTGGTCAACCTTGGCATCGTTACATCGGTGCTGCACACGAGCAAGGTCTTGCAGTCAGGGATAACCGACTAACGCGCGAATTGGTTCAATCGCCGTGGTTTCAGCGCTTATGGCCTATGGGTCTCAAAGGCGATCAAAACGAAAAACTATACTTTGAAAACGAGCATCGCGGGTTCCGCCAAGCCTGCGCTGTTGCAAGCATGACAGGCCGTCGCGGCCACACCATTGGGTTGGATGACCCTTTAAGCCCTGAGAAAGCCCACAGCGACACAGAACGAGAAAAGGCTATTCGCGTATTGTCGGAGACCATACCGACACGCCTTAATGACCCCTGCCACTTCTGCAATCGTTATTGTCATGCAACGCTTGCATGAACGTGACCCGTCAGGATACGTCCTAGCTGAAAACCTCGGATATGAGCATCTTTGCATTCCGATGGAGTTTGAGCCAAGTTGCACAAAATCAACATGCATTGGGTGGGCTGATCCAAGAAAACAAGACGGAGAATTGATGTTTCCCGACAGGTTTCCGCAATCTGTTGTGGACCGGGACAAGAAGGCTCTAGGTTCCTATGCGTGGGCTGGTCAAATGCAGCAAAGCCCTGCCCCGATTGGCGGCGGGCTGTTCAAGGATGAATGGTGGCGAACCTATGTCGAGCCGCCGCGCATTGTCTGGCGCGCCATATACGTGGACACGGCGCAGAAAACCAAGGAAGCAAACGACTACACGGTTCTGCAATGCTGGGGCCGGTCTGAAGACGGGCAGGCGGTTTTGCTTGACCAGCTTCGCGGCAAATGGGAAGCGCCTGACTTGCTAACGCAAGCGCGGGCCTTCTGGAACAAGCACAAGGCCATGACCGGGCGCGGGACGCTGCGCAAGATGGAAGTGGAAGACAAGGTTAGCGGAACGGGGCTAATCCAGACGCTCAAGCGCGAGGGCATCCCGGTCATCGCCCTTCAACGCAACATTGACAAGGTGACGAGGGCAATGGACGCCGCGCCCATGATCGAAAGCGGCAACGTGCTTATCCCGCGTGACGCGCCGTGGCTGTCCTCGTATCTCTCAGAATTCACGCAGTTTCCGAACGCTGCACATGATGACCAAGTAGACCCGACGATTGACGCGATATGCGACATTCTCGGGCCAGCAGCCGCCCCGCGACTTCGGGCGCTGTAAGGGGCCGCTTATGAAGCTATTTGACGCATTCCGCCGCGCGGAAACAAAGGAAAGCGCTGTTGCGGCGACTATGGTTCTCTCACCGGGGCAGGCCGTCTGGACGCCACGCGATTAC